TATACCTTTCACGATATTTTACAACCGTATCAAACGTATTTTCCGGCGTTATCGTCAAGTGATTCTGCCCTTTTTTAAGCTCGAAAAAATCACCAAAGAAATTGTCTTTCGACAACTCGCCATTTAATAAAACATCGTCATTTATATGGTCAAACGTGACAACATCGCCCGGATAAATAATGTACGGTGTTTCATCTACTGTTACCTCATTTCGTTCATACACTTCAAACGCATTGATTCTCGGTAGATTTGCACTAGGAGTATCACCGTATTTTCCGATGTGTATTTGTACGTATTTAAGTCGTCCCTGGTATTCATTGTTTATATCATTAAACACTTGCGTCAACGTATCATGATGTATATGTCCTTCTTCGCTCGTATGACCGATCCTTGCCACGTAAAATTCAAACCTTTTTCCAATTCTACGCATGCGTAACATGCCGTGGAAGTGATTCTTATTCCTTTGGTAGTTTTCAGAACTGATTAAATAATTTACATGCTTCCCAACAAACGGCCCAATTCTACCCTCCGAACTATATTGGACCCTGCCCTCCGAAGCGTCCATGATCGCCATTTTTCCAAGTACATCCATGTTTTCATCAAAAATATAAAACTCAATCCGATAAGTTACTTTTGGGTTTTCTGCCTTGACTCTTAGGCGCATTTCGACCTCGAAATCTTGAATCGGTTCAATTTCTTTTAATAATGCAGGGCCATGCCATCGACTTCCCGAACCATAACTTTGTACAACAATTCCTGTACCGTCAGTTGTTAGTTGCCCTGTGACTTCTCCGTCAACATCTGTCCCGGATTCCGTCCACTCGTTAAGTGTTTCACCCCGTTCTTCTAAGACCTTCGTTTTCTCATCGACAACAACCTCATCAACGTCCGCCGGTTGACCGATAATATTAAATTGTTCGTCACCAAGTGTGACCATCGCAAAAGTTGATTTTTCTTTAGCGGTTAGTTCGATGATGGGCTTAGCTGATGCTGTACCTTTATTGTCGATGATGATTGAGTCGTCGGTAAAGTTGAGTTCTTTTTCTTCGCCGTATTTGTAGGGGTCACTACAAACAAAAGTAATAGTACCTATTAAATCTCTAGTGTTTTCTTCGGGTGTTTCTAAGTCGTAAAGTGTAGCGTAATAAAATTTGTCATCATCTGTAAACTCTAAGCGTTTCTTTTGTTGTACGAGCAAATCCTTCAACTTATCAAATCGCTCGATAAAACCTTCGTTCGTTTTGTCTTGCATTTTATAAGACACAATAATTTCGTGGACATCTTCTGTCGCTTTTTGTTCTTCGTGCGCGCCATCCATACCGAGCGTGTTTAATAGATTTATGCGCCTTCTTAGTCTGTTTCGACCTGTCACATTAAGTGTCATAAAACTACCGCTTGAATCGCTTAAATAGTCATCTAAATTGATACCGTTATATGTTGTCTGTAGTGATGGTTGTGTACTTGGTGACGGTTCAGTCACTTCAACAAATTGGTACAAAAAAGCACCCCCTTTTATGCGAAACTTCGCCTAATATTTTCGTTTCTGTTTTGTGTATCTGTTATATCTTCGACAAATCTGGTAAATTCGCTATTTCCGACTCTAACAACAACATAAGCGGGTTGCTTAGATTGTGTCGCTTCAATTTCGTATGCTATGTCACGTCTTACACTCATCGAGTCTAACCCACCGACATATAACTCCGTGTCCATCGCACTTGTTAAGTTAGCCATCGCTTTGATTGCTTGTTTTTTGCCACGTTCAATAGATTCGGCGATTGACTCAGCTATTCTTACCTTCATGATGTCGCGCAATGCCCCGAATTTAGCGGGCGAGAACGGTAGATAGCCACGAATGATACTAGCCACTTCTCCCATCTTTTCTCTTATTGATGATATTCTGCTTGTGATACCACTTATCAAACTACTAATGATATTTCTTCCTGCATCGAATAATTTCGGTCCAATTCCAGTTATAATGCTCGGTATTTCACCTATTTTGTTTGACACAGCAGTTTTTGCATCTTCTAACTTTTCGTTAATCGTCCTTTTGGCATCTTCAAACTTATCCTTGACTGTCTGTACAATTTCTTGCCCTTTTTTAATAGCTTCATTCTTCATGTCGTTAAACTTATCGATAAAATATTGCTTAGCTTCTTCCCACTTGTCACGTATAAAACCTTTAGCTTGTTCTAGTTTTTTCTCGATGTAGTCGTTAATGATCGTTGTCACTTTTTCGCTGTACTTTTGAATTCGTTCCCAAATTTTAATGAACGTTTCTTTTACGGTCTCCCAAGCCTTATCCCAATCGCCATTGATGATATGCATGACCGCTGTAATAACACCGCCGATTAATTCCATCGCTACCATTATCGTCGTCTTTATTGCTTCCCAAACGACAGAAACAATCGTCTTGACAAGCTCCCAGTTTTCGGTTATCAAAGGAACGAGAAATGACATCACAGTTTCAATTTTTTCATTGATTTTATTCCAGACCGTTTCAGATGTTTTTAAAATCAACTCTTGATTTTCCTTCCACCAATCAACAATAAATCCGAATACTTCCTGTATGAATTCAGACACATGACCGATTGAATTAACAACCGCTTCACGAACTGCGTTAAAAGCATTTGTTACACCTTCGCGAAACGCTTCAGATTTCTTCCATAGCATGACAAAACCACCAACAAGCGCGGCTATTATTCCTATTACAATCCACGCGGGTACTGATAACCCCGTCAAAGCTGCGCCTAATACCTTAAACATACCTACTGCCTTCGACACAAACGGTAAAACCCATGCTATAATCAATCCGATACGTCTAGCGAATTGTAAAATCGGTCCTGCCGCTATCGCTATAATCGGCGCTATAATTGCGAAACGTTTTATCATGTCTTGCAAGCGCGGATCTAGGTCATCGTATTGTCTTTTTAATTCTTTCACTTTTTCCACAGCATTTTCAAACGCTTGACCGAATTTTTCGCCTGCTTTAGCCGCCGAGCCTTCGAGCTTATCTAGCCTTTCCCTTAAATCTGTTATCATCGGCTTTAATTTCGAGAAGAAACCGCCACCTTCACCACCTGCATCTAGAAAAGCCGCACCTATCCTAGCTATGTCTGCGCCAACGTTTTTGACCGCCGCCATAAATGATTCTTCGCCAATTATTTTCGCCGCGCCACCAATATTTTTTTCAATCGCTTTAAGAAACACGTCTGTCGATATTTCGCCCTTCGATGCCATGTCAGATATAGCATCTGATGTTGTTCCTATTTCGTCAGCTAACATCTCATAAATCGGTATGCCACGTTCGGCTAATTGCTGCAACTCTCTATTGGTAGCCCTGTTTGATGTTTGTATCTTATTGAAAATACTACCCATTTCGCCAAAATCAGCGTTTGCGATTGCTGCTGTGTCTGCTGCCAATGAAAGGTATCTCTCTAATTCCTTTACCGGATCTACTCCCGCTGCTACTGCGCTTGCTGCTGTTGTTGCCGCTTCATCCATCCCGTAAGCTGTTCCTTTTACTGATGCAAGTGCCGCTGTCATGATGTCATCTACACTTTTAGCATCATGACCTAATGCGACTAATTGCGCACGTGCTGTGTCAATGCCTACTAATCGTCTAAATCCCTTAAATAGAGTCACTCCCGCCAGTGCTGTCGCTGCCCCTATTGCCGGCTTAGTTATTTTATTAGTCAATGTGTCGCCAATCGAGCCTATGCGCCGACTCACATCTCGCACTCGACCACTCACACGTTCCATTCGCTCGACACTTTTAGATGCGTTTTCAAACGCTGTCCTAAACCGTTCAGCTCCTTTTACGGATAATATAGCTTCAACAGAATATCTACTCATAGGTTACCCCCTCTCGTTTGCTTGGATAGCGATATTGATTAGTCGTTGATTGTTATCGTTTATTTTTTTGTTGTTAATGTCATTCAAATGCTTTTCATAGTCGTAAAAGTCTTTAAACTTTTTAAATATATATTCTTGCTTTTTGCCGACTTCTTTCATAGCTTTAACTTGTCTATTTAGCCATGCTTGCCAGTGTAAGTCGCGTTCCTTATCGACTTGTTGCAAACGGTATGCTTTTCGCCTTAGTTCAAGTTCTTCTAGTGTCATTCTGTCTACTTCATCAATTGTTTTTGCACCTAAATACACGATTGCATCATGTTTTATTTGCTCGTATGTTTCTTGACTGCTTTTCTTCTGTTTTCTTCCATCTCCAGTGCTTCCAGTTTTGCCTCGACTGTCTGCACCGCTTGTGAGTTTTTTAGTTCACCTTCGATCTCGTTAAACAATTCTAATAAATTAGTGTGCTTATCTAATTCATTGATGATGTCGTCTTGAGTAAACTTCCTGTCTAAAATTGCGCATCTGATTACATCTGCCAATGTTTCAAAAGAACCGAATGTAAGTTTATCTTTCGCCCAAACTGTTCCCATGCCAAACTCGACACCATGTTCAGAAACAATCATTGTCTTATCCATCTCAACAACGAATTTAACTCCAAAATTTAATTTATATTCTTTTCCCTTTACTTCAAAATACATTATATCCATCCTTTCTAAAAATAAAAAAGAGGACTGTATTAGTCCCCTGTTCCACCTTCGTTATTGTCGCCATATGTCGGCTGTTCGTCAACTTCTGTAAATGCGTATTGTACCGCCAATTCTTGCGATTCTGATAAGCTTGTAAAACCGAATTGCGGTTCTAACTCTACTTGGAATGTGGTGTTAATTTCAGCTTCATCTTCGACCCCCGCCGGCAATTCCCAATTTTCAAGATATCCTTGCGCGTAAACAGCTGGGTATTTATCTTCTTCGTTTTTTACATCTTCATCTACTGTGACTTCCCACAATTCAACTTTATCTCCGGCAATAGCGCATGCCTGTAAGATTGAAAATAACGGGTCTTTCTTAGATTGGATTGCGGAAATTGGTACTTCTGATTCTAATTCTCCAACCTTGATAACAACTCCATCCTTTGTAGCGACCTTCTCTAATTCTCGATTGTATGTGAACGTATGTTCTGTTTGGAATGCTAGTCTTGCACCTTCTTCTGTGTCGCCTAATTTTCTGAATAAAAGCACCTTATTTTTACCTTGTAACATCTGATAAATAACATCTTGCGCCATTTTATCATCTCCTAATTAAATGTATAGTTGACTTCGATAATCGCACGTTTTAACGGTATATTATCCGTTTTATCGTCGATTATCTGATCGCTTAATTCACGTAATGTCCACTCAAAATCATTCGTTTTCTTAATCTTGCGTAACTCTTTTTTGAGTTTTAATACCATTTTGTCAAGTTCAGCACGTTGAGTATATTCGTGATAAATATTGATTGTTTGTTGCACGTCACCGAATATATTAGTTTTAGTAAATCTATCTTGAGAAAACTGCTCTGCCATATGAACAAACGGTAAGGATTGACTAGATGGTGGTAGATAATCGAATGTATCGTAGCCTAACTCTAATGATGCTATATAAATAGCGTTAAACAATTGCTGTTGCGGGCTTATTTTTTCTTCCATCTAATCACCTCATTAATCTTTTTAAGTCATTCTTAAACTTTTTTTCTTGCTCGTAAAAACTAGGTCTGACGAAACTCTGACTAGACATAAACCGCGTTCCGTACTCTACATAACTTGCGTAATGCGCTGTTGGTTTGACTGTTACCGTTAGTCCGTCTAAGTCGGAATGATAAGTAATGGATCGTTTTAAGTTTCCGGTCGGTGGTATAAATTTCTTCCCTCGATAGTGACCTTTAAATCGTGCATTTCTCATCATACGTCTGTGTAGTTCAGTTCCGTTCAATTGGACTGTTTCTCGTATGTCATCCATGTTCGCCGCTTTATTTAGTGCATCGATTAAATCAGCCGCCCCTACTATTCGTATACTTCGCATTAAAATGCACCTTCTAAATAAAAAACACCTT